TCTAAGAGTAAAAGTTCTTGTTTGTTGGCTTGTTTCTTTTCAAAAAATCCGAGGACACTAGGGAGAAAAGAAGTTCCAAAACCGAGAACTGATCCTAGTAACGACAGCACTACTTAGTCTCCTTAGTATTTTCATCAAGCTGAACAGCAGGTAACGATCTTATTTTTTCCATTACCTGGAAAACAGATTTGTAATTAAGTTGGCCTAAAATATTTACTACTTCATTAAGTAACTCAAGGCTAATTACATAATTTTGTGGTACATTTTCTTCCACTACTTCTTTTGCTTCTTCTACTTTTTCTTTTTTATCTGACATGTTATTCTCCTATGTTAATTCAAAGTCAAAATCTAATTGAGGTAACTCTTCTTCTTCTCTGTCATTGACTACCTCTAACCTATCAAAGACAAATCCTGATGCACGCAGTATAGCTTCTATATGATAGACAGCTTCATCCAAATGGACTGATTCAAAATTATACTCTGAATCAAAGTCATATGGAGTACTACTTACATAACTAGTTCTAATTGAAAATTTTACTGACATTATGTTATATCAACAATCTCACATGCGTCTGCTGTGCATGCTAATTCTTGACCTCCTCTTGTACTATCTTCTACTTCATACTCAGACAATAAAGACCAATCAATATTGTCAGGCATATTTTTTGCTAAAGATAAATAATCTTTTTTACTACACTCTTGATAAGGTGCTTGTTTATAAGTGTGATCTGTATGGGGTAAGAAAGATATACCTGCTACATTATCAAAATTATTATACACCCATGCACCTACATCTAACCACTCATCTTCTTTAACAGTAATAGTTACAGAAGGTTTATGCTCACACCAATGTTTCTGATACACTAACCACAAATCTAGTTGAGCAAGAGCTGATGTATCATTACGAGTAACAGCTTTTTCAGGTGACTCTACAGGGAAACTAAACACCGTAGTATTATCTGGCTGCATCACATCATCTTCACAAGGTATGTTCTGATCAATTAAAAACTGTGTTAGAGGATCTTTCTTATCCCCTCTTACTGTTCTTATATAATAATTAGAATGCCTTGCATGGATTCCAGAAGCTGAATTAACTAGTTGTGATACAGTGCCTGAAGGTTTTACACAAGTGATAGCTGTTGACTGTTCAATGCCAAGTGCATCAGATAAACCTAAATTTGTATCGACTGCAACTTGGCGTAGTTCTTGTAATCTTTTTTCTAAGCCTGTATCTGTTGCATCATTAAGTAATTCACTATCCATAATACCTGTAAGAGAAACACCAAGAAGTCTTTCTTGCTCTGTATTATCTCTCCAAATCTTTCTTAGATATTTTAAATCTGTAAGGGTAGATTGAAATGTACCAAGTATCGTAGCATACTCTACTTTTCTTTTTAATGAGGCAAGAGTATCATCAGAACGAACAACAACTTCTGTTAAGTTGCAGAACTGATATGGCCTTAATATAATTTCACTACAAGGATTAGTTCCAAACTCATGTTCGGTATCTCGTCTGCCATTTTCTAAAGACTTACTAACAGCAGACTGTCTATTGTATATGCCACGTTCTCCAGACTTAGAGTTGTATAAGTTTAACCACTCTCTCATAAAAATACCTATAGGTGGTTTCTCTTTATAGCACACAGAATTATTAGCTAATGCTCTTTGTCCTTGTGTGTTCCACCACTCACCAGATTTAGCTAGTGCCATTTCTTGATCATTTAAATCGGATAAACTAATTAATGCAGATCGTCTTACACCACCTACCACTACAACTGATCCAATCTTACACATAATATCATGACACTCTATAGGTTTTAGTTTCCTACCCACTGCATTTTTAAATATACCTACAGTAAATTGAAACAAATCATCTAATGGATCAGGACCAGAAGATCTACCACCAAATGTTTTAAGACGAGCACCTGCAGGTCGTAACTTCGATAAGTCCCAGGTAGGTATCGTGCCTGCATAAAGTAAATGTATAAGTTCTCTATATGCTTTTGCCCATCCTGTCTTACTATCACCTACAATTATTGTTGTATCACTTTCAATAAGTTTTTCATTAACTACAGGTAGCTGCTTAGTGTACTTACTCTCAACAGAAAAACCTACACCTGTACCACACATCAATATGTAAAGACACTCATCAAAAGATCTTATGTTATCAACAGGAAGATAAGAACAATTATATCCTGCAACATGACATCTTTCTAATGCTATGCCTGCTGTCATTAAAGCTCTCATGGATGGCATAATCTCTAAGTTTAACACAGCATTTTGTAATTTACTTCTAAGTTCTGTGCTTAATTTGTAATTATATTTCTTACTTAGGTGTGTTTCCATATAATCAAAATATCTATCAACTGTTTCATTCCAGGTTTCTCTACGATTAAAGTCTTCAATCCATCTAGCGTATCTAGATATATGAATAAAACTTTGATAATCTGTTGGTAAATTTATCTCATTCATCTTCGTTCTCTTCTTTTCTTGTTGTTAAAATATGCGGAGTTAAAACCACGTTCCCACTCCTTATGTCTTATGTTGTTTACATTGTAGGGATTTTTTAATTTGCCATTATAAAAGGCTCGTTGTCCCTCTTCAAATTGTATCTTTAAAGGAGGCCATTGACCTCTTCGTTTGAATCTTTTGGATTTGTATCCCTTCGATGTCGTAGAATGCGTCTGTGACGATCTGTTCCAATTCATTTGCTATTTCTCCATCAACTGGTATAGGATACTCTTCAGTGTCCAGGGTTAGACTCACTGTTAGAATTATCTGCATCTGCTACCTTTTGTATTAACCTATCTAGATACCAACGTGCTTTTAATAAGTCTTCTAAAGCACGATCTTTATATGTGTATCGCCAGATGTATTTAAGCATAGCACCTTTTAAATACCCACGAAATTCCTTACTAGACATAGACGCTTCGATAGCATCTATAGCTTCTATCTTACCTGCTCTGTAATGTGAGGGCTCATTGACAACATCTTCTTTCTTTTTAGTCATCGTTGTTCCTGTCTAAATAGATTACATTATCTTTTTTCGTAACTTCTCTGCGCTTGTCTTTAAAATCTCCTTCAAGAATTCTATAAAAAACACCTGAATAAAAAAGAATGTCATCATTATTAGCAGCATAGCTGAAGCCAACCATTGCACGACATAATTCAGACAACGCAACAGCAGCTTTTTCATCGGTAAAATGTTTCTTAGAGAAATGTACATTTGTTTCATGTATCCACTCATTATCTTTATCTAATCTAGGAGTAACGACAATGACCACATCATCTTCATTAACTTCAACTTTTCTTTTCTTCGACATTATTCTTGTCCTCTGTATGTGTATAGTAAAGCCATCTAGGTTCTCTTGCAGAAGATACTGGTTGAGGTTTATATTCTAATCCTTCCCAACAACTAAATTTAAAATCACACCAGGAACATACTTCGCCTAATACTCTATTGCCTGTTTCTTTTTTACGAAAGGTTTCAGGCTCATCTTCAAAACATCTTTCAAATGGTTTATTGTCTTCTAGTGCTTTTACTTTTACAAAAGCATCATCAACTGATTGTTGTACTTCATCATCAGAAGACTCATCTTCTAGGTAAGTAACTTCACCACTTGATTTATTAACTGCCCACCAACCACCAACTTTTTTCTTAGATCCAAAAGCATATAGATGTAGTTGAGTTAGATAGCCAAAGGTGTCGTGGTTCTTCATACCTTTAAAGTTTAAAAACTTATTACGATATGCCCAAGGACTACAAGATTTAATATCATCTACTCTATCATCAGTGTACAAATCAGTTTCACCAGAGATACTATCAGTTATATCAAACCTAGTACCTTCTTCATATTTAATGTCACAAGAAGATAGCACAGCTTTTAATATTGCTTCTACTGCGTCTCCAAAAGTAACAATCATTTTGAAACTGTAGTTCTTATCTGCTTTCCTAGCACCTGCAGCTTCCATCTGTAACTGACACAGTGGTCTACCTAAATTAGAAGGCCGTGCCTTAAACTCATAGTCTTGTGATTGAAACTGTTTTCTAAGGGCTTCCTTAAAGTCTTCGCCTGCTTTTTCTATAACTTCTTCAGACATAGAAGACTCACCCCTGTTAGCTGATTCTAGGTAAGCTATAACCTTTGCTAAATTTTCGTTCATTATTCAGGCAGTACTTCAACATCAATAAAATTAGAATCGCCTGCACCATCTACATCTTTGGCATATCTTTTTTGTTCATATGCTTTTGCACGAATAGATTCATTGTAGGCTTGTATATGTTCTCCAAATGCTTTGTTGACCTCTAAGTACTCAGGTTTAATTTCTGTTTGTTCACCTAAAATTGTAGGACTAATGGTATACCAACTAATCGCAGGTGTTTGTTCAAAATTAAAATTAAGTTTAAGCAATTGTTTCCAAGGCATAACTTTATCTTTAATCATTTGACTTGTAATCTGACCGAAGTTTCTGAATGTATCTTTATTAGATATCTGGAATATAACAGGTAACTCTTCAAAAGATACCTTATCTTTTTTACCTTCAGCAAAAGCGTCTTTGACTGTAAGTAATCCAAAGATAACTCTATATCTTTTAGCAGCTCTCCACTCATTCTTTCTTTCTTCTGAAAGACTATCCCAATCATCTACTTTAAATTTACCACAGTTCACACCGCCTTGTTCATCAAGTGCTTCATCGTATGGGTTACTAACATAGATAGATTTATTTACATATCTACCTTTCTGGTCGTTACCATCCTTGTCCTGCCATGTAGCATTCTCATCATACTTCTGATAAAAGAAACGCTGTTGTAGTATGCGTAAAGAAGCATCGTCTGCGTATATAATTCCATGTTCAGGATGTGCTACTTTAACTGTGCCATCAGGAACTTTCTGTCCTGCATTGTTACGTGCTTTACTGTTTATTGTTAGCCTTGGGAAACCAGGTGTACTTGCTACACCCTCGTCATTAAAACCAAACTCGGCTGCGATTTGGTCAATTGGTAAGTTGTCTATGTCTTTGATTGTTAGTGCATTCTCTGTCATGCAATTCTCCTATAATATTACCCTCTGTTATATTCAGGTTCGTTTGATTGTCAACAGATATTTCATCCATATCTAACCAATCGTCACCTATTTTTAATTCGACTTCCATGGGTACATCTAGAGTTAAATCAAACTTATCTTTGAGTTCTCTTACCACACCCATCATATCATTATATAATGTAGTGCAAACAATATCTATTTCGTCTGGATGTACATCAACAACAATACTATCATGTACTGTGTTTATAAATTTACTCTTTAGATTCAATCGTTTAAGTGACCTATGAAAAAGCACACAAGCTAAAGGTACGATGTCAGCAGTTGCTCCACTTTGTACAGGATAGTTCTTTATCTTAGTTGCATCTGTTGCACCATTGCGTAGTCTTTGTACATTAGGAAATGCAAATTGTCTGCCTGTTACAGTAGTAATATACTTCTTTGCTATAGCTTCCTCTTGTAACTCTTTGTGCCAAGAAGATATTCCTTGATACTTATCCATAAAAGAATTGTTGTACTGAACTTCTGCAGCAGATCCTTTTGTGCCACCATAAAGTGGTCTAAATGTTCTAGCTTTTGCATCTTGTCTGCTTGTTGTTTGCCCTGCTTCAGTCAATACTTTAGCGGTGTATGCATGCACATCAAAACCATCTTCAATTTCTTTTCTACCTACAGCATCATCACTCATCCATACAGCTACCCTAAATTCAAGTTGGCCATAATCAGCTTCTAATATCTTACCACCAGGAAAACGAGATACAACAGCACGCCTTACTAAAGCTGTGCTACCTCGTGGTAAGTTCTGGAAGTTAGGTCTTGATGAAGATAATCTACCTGTGCCTGTTCGCACCTGCGATAGTTGTGGATGTAGTATAGTGTTGATTACATTCTTACGAATGCCTTTACAAAAAGAATTAATGTAAGTGTCAAGTGCATTTATCCTTTGCATGTTACTTAAAAATGTATGTGCTACATCTAAGTTATTCTGTTTAGCAATGGCAGCTAGACCACCTAGTGTGGTTTTATCTGTTGCGAAACCATGTGCTGTCACTTGTTGTATATGTGTTGGTGTAAATTTAAAGCCTGCTATGCTCTTGGTGGCATCATAAAGATAACCAGTGCCAAGGCAATGCTTACACATAGGCTGTACTTTATAAGGAGTTCCATCTTTTTTTATCTTGTGTTGCTTCCCTGTTCCTTTACAGTTAGGGCATTGGCGAACTGTAGTTTGACTGACAATAGTAGTTTGTCTTTTCATGTGGCGATCAAACTCTATCTTAGACATGCGTGGTCTATACTTCTTTTTACCACTAGAGGTAGTGCCTATATTAAATGTTCTTGCCCACTCCTCTTTATCATTAACTCTTCTGGACCATATGATTTCTGATAGTTGTTCAGGTGAGGCTAAGTTGTATGGCCTATCACCCATAACAGCTTTGATAATCTTGGTATTCTGTATGGCTCTTTCTTTTCTTTCTTCTTCATAATCTTTTTGCACCTTGTCTAATGCCTCAACATCAATGGCATTACCATTTCTTTCAATGTCAATAAGAACATCTGTCATATCATTTGATAATTCAATGATGTTTTTTAAGCTAAGATAATCATCTTCTTTCAATAGGTTAGCCTGTGTTTCATACAGTTCTCCACAAGATATGATGTCGTATATATTATACTCTTCAACAATATCTTTTGGCATAGCCTCAAACCCTGTGCCTTTTTTAAAGTAATCTTCAATGAGTTCTGATTTCTTTTGGGTAACTTCCCATCGCTTGCAGCATTCAGCTAACGACAGAGCAAGTTTCTGTCCTCGTGCATAAATATATTCTACTACCATGGTGTCCCAGATAGTGCCATCATAAGTGAAACCACATTCTCTTAGCCAGGACAAATCAAACTTAGCATTGTGTGCTATAAGTAGTGTGGTCTTATCTAAGACATCTTGTAATTCTTTATGGGATTGTTTGGAATCTACAGTCACTTCATTATGATCGAACCAAATAACTTTAGCTTCATCAGGTTTACCAACAGGCATAACACCAACGCATACCATATAGTTATCAGGCTCAAAGGGAGAGGGACTTTTGTTTGTAACAGTTGTTTCAATATCTAAAACTATTTTCATATCATATCCTTATAAGGTGAGGGCAGGCGGCAACAGAAAGGAAATAAAAAATCCGCCTACCCTCGTTCATCAAGAGAGGGAGTAGTCTTTAATGTGTAGCTGACTTAGGGCAAGTCTTAGCTTACTGACATTGTTCAGAACGGAGTTCATCTTATGCTCTCTAGCAGTTGCAGAGAGAGGCAATACTGCATCCTTGATAGATTGAACCATAAGATTTATATCTTCGTCTGTTGCATCAGCAAGACTGTCAACAATCCTAGACCACGCTAATGGTTTAGGGATGTCGGCTCGCACCAAATCAGAGTCATTAATACTCTCTTTGATGTTGTCCCCCTCAATGCCACTTGACTCACTGATAACTACTTCTTTCTGGGGAGGAAGATCAGGTTGGGAAGTAGTATCAAAAATTGTGAAGTCATCTTGTGTGACATCAGGGTTGACACTCAGTGCCTTAGTAAAAGGTTTGGTATCAAACTCTTTTTCATCTAGGCTAAATTCTGCTTCATTATCTTTTATAATTTTCTTTGCATCTTTTGATTTGCGTAATCGTTTCAATGCTTCTGATATGGATTTCACCTCACCTGTTTCAATCCATTGTTCTACAATAGACTTTGCCATAGCTATCTTTCTATAGTTATGTGCCATCTGTCGACTAAAGGGTAACTCATCTGCTACCCATTTACCCCACTTAATATTATTTTGGCTGCAATAATCTTGTGCATCAATAAGTCTGTCACCAATTAGTAGAGCAAGTCTTAATGTTTTGCTTACTAGGTGCTTCATCAGTAGATCACCATCTGTAATTTTTGTTTTAAGATCTTCTAAGTATTCGTGTTTCATATCTTACCTCCTAATCTCTGAAGCATGCTGTGTCTGAATCTGCAACACAAGCAAACCTATAATGTGTACCATTGATTTTATTCTTAACTATATTAATCCATCGCATATTGGTATCTCCTTCTTCTACATTCTCTTTACCAATAAGTATAATAAGATCAGCTTCACCTGCCTTACCTGTCTTTGAGCCTGACATCATGCCATAATCTAAACTTGTCCGGCCTTCTGCATCAGCAGACAATTGATTAAAGCCCATAAACACACAGTCATATCTCTTAGCTATTGACCTGGCTTGACCATATAATTCTGTAAGTCTTAAATCCTCTCGTGCAAATGAGCCAGAGAGAGGAACTTTATCTAGTATATCTACACATACCACATCAGGTCTTTCCGTTTCAATCTTCATCTCGATTTCACCTAGTGTCATCTGATCTCCATCAAGTACAAGTAGGTTGTCTTGTATCTTAGACCATCGTGTCTTTAATTCGTCAGGATATTTAGAGAGATTGCGTGTAGATATTTGTGTAGCAGCAGACATCATTCTATAGGTATGTCTTCTAGCGAGTTCTTCATTCGTGATGCATAATACTTTAGCACCTTGATCTAGGAAACCACCTGCACCTGCAACTGAGTAATGCCAGAACATAGACTTACCTACATTAGGCCTTGCTCCAAAGATACAGAGCATACCTTTCTGCATACCTGGAACTAATTTATGTAAGGAAGGAAGGTTAAAGGTATAGTGATACTCATCATCCATACCCTCTAATAAGGAATCAATATCTAAATCAAGGACTCTTTCATCGCCTGTGTGCGTAGCTGCATGTATCTTCTTTAAGTCTTCTAGTTTGTTTATGATAGGGTAAGGATCATAGTGATCACCACTTACCACCTTGACTGCTTCTTCAGCTACTTCTCTTGCACCCTGTTGTATAGAAAGTTTACGAACAATATCTCTAGCCACATCAATACCAATGTCCTCAACCTTAGACATGTTGTCAAACACAGCTTGGACCTGGGCAACTTTAGCTGATGATAGGTGTGGGTTAGATGATAGGTAATGTTTAGCAACTTCAGTAAGACTAAGATCTCTTTCGTATTCATCATAGGCTGCATAGATTGCATCCTTTACATTCTTTGTGCCATTTAAAAATACATTATCTGATACATCTCTAACTTCTCTAGCGAAGCTACGATCTGTTGCTATCTTTCTTAATAATTCTCTGTATACATCCATCTGTTTTCCTTTACTGTATGTTTAATTGTTTCTTTGCTTCATCCTCTTTGAAGTATTTTAAATCATCTTTAATTATTGCTATACGACTGTTCGTATACAATGACAAGACTTTTTGTATATCAAATGATTTTAATGTTGCATCAGGATCTAATGCCACAATAACTTCTTTATATTTCTTGATAACTTCTACATGACTATCCAATAAGGTTGTCCCTAGAAGTGCTATGCCTGTGCAGAAAGTAGAAACATTTGTTGCAGATGTAGCATCCTCAACTATCACTGCTGTATCACTGCTGCCTATAACAAATGGGTATCCTGCATCATCATATCTCCACCACTTAGGTTGTTGACTTGGGTTCAATGCTCTGCCAACTGCACCAACTACCTCACCATCATATAAAGTAGTGAAGACTAATCGATGTGTTGTCACATCATAATAGAATCTACTCTTATGTCTTTCATATGCTTTCATACAATTAAATTTTTCTAAATACTTTAATGCATCTTGTGATCGTGCAGCTTCCACAAAGTATTCTGGAAAGTGAAAGCTAGGTTTATCCACCTGGTTGTCAAATGTATTTGACAATATATCTTTAATTTGTTCAACACTCAGTGCCTCTTCAGTGCTACCTTTAGCATCGCAGCTTGCAGAAAAACAATGCCACAATAAAAAACCCCCACGCTTAGTTACCGAGAGGGTTCTGTCTTTACCACAAAATAGACAATCAATTCTTCTATGAGTATCGTCTTCTAAATTTAAATCTTTTATTTTTTCTAATTGTTTTGTTCTGTTCAATGCCATTCTGTTTAGGCCTTGGTTATTTATTTTTTTAAACCATCACTGTATAAATTATTAAATGTTATCTCAGGATCTGTATAGCTTTCGTGTCCCTCACTGCTATGAGTCCATTGACTAGGTGCAAAGTCAGGTGCACCCTCTCCTGTTCGCCATAGTGCAGGACTTGTTGCTCTCACTCTATTGTTAGGCAAGGCAACTATATTACCTGTCCACTTACCCTCAGTAAGATATAGCACATGGCTTTGTTTGTGTTGATCAGGACTATCTGCTATGGAATGCTGCGTATAGTCAATTGTAAATATGTAGCGAGCCTGATAAAATTCATTATCTATTTTAGCAAGCCAAGGGGATGATGATAATCTATCCATGATGATCAGTTCATGGTGTCTAGACATACAATCCCATGGCTGACAGATATGATCTTCCATTCTATCAGGCCACTCATCTAAAGGGATATCCATAACTAGTGCTTGTATAGGCAGCCTTGCCCACATAGCACCACCATGAATGTTAGGTAAGTCTTCATCAAAATCTATTTCACACCCTGTGAATACCACCTGGAAAGATAGCGATCTATCAGGCATAGTGTTCACTGCTATTACTAGTGCATGTAAAAATTCACCATGATAATTTTGATGATTGTTTGTAAATTCTTTCCTTACCCAAACTTTAAGTCCATAAGGAACATTAGATATTAAATAAGACATTACTTATTATCTCTTTCTTACTCCGCCCCTGTTCATACCTTTAGTTTTTTTCTTAGCCCTCTTAGCCATGCCGCCTTTAGCATAACCTTTGGCTCTGCCTTTGGTTTTCTTTCTTCCAACCATTTCTTTCTCCTATATATATATAGTTACAGGTTAGTGGGTATTACCCCTCCAACCCTGTTGGACACAGTTATACTTATGATTTTAGATCTGTCAACTACAATCTGTAATTTTCATATTAGCTAGTGATATTTGGTGTTGAGCCTTGTCGATATGTAGACATATATCTACCAGGTCTTTATCAGATAAATCACTTCTTACTATCTTTCGATTTATATGTTCAAGTGATCTATACTGATCTCTTAATTCTTCTAGTATATCATCCATATGTTTCCTCCATAGTTAAAAAACTGTCCATCTCAGAGGTCTTCTGACTTATACTTCTAAGCCTTTTAACCTTGCTGTGAACAAGCTGAATAGGTGCTTCGTACCCTTGGGTATTCAAGTAGCTGCAATAGAATACAAAGATTATGTTAATCGCTATATGCTTTCAATCATTACTCATATACCCCTCCATAAAAAAGTGGCAACTAAGTTTTTCTCAATTGCCACTAGTCTAGATAAGGATGTAAGATACATTTATACTTAAAATAAATGTAAAAACAATCTTGACATTTACTTTTTTATTTATCCATAAAGTTGTATTTTGGTAGTGTGATAGGCACTTTTCTTTTGGCCACACTCTTACGAATATTATCTCTTCGTTGCTTATTCATGTATGCATATTCCTCAACAGTCATATCACTATCCGTTCCTGATACTCTATGTTTAGTTTCCATACTCATGCTAACCTCCTATATATGTTATTAATAATATGGTTATTGCTAGTAGCAGCGACACTGCCACCACTATAAATAATATAAGGTCTTCCTTAAACTTTCTCATTTAAATCTCCATGTTCTTTAGTATATGTTCAATAACTCTTACAGTAAATCCATTACCAAGCATCTTGTATCTCTGTGTATTTGATACTCCCTCAGTATAGTTATCTGGAAATGTCTGTAGTCTTTCGCATTCCAATGGTGTTAGCTTACGCCAGGTTAGTTCTTCTTCTTGCTCTATCTGTATTGTATGTTGCTTAGAAGTGTTAGCAGTTATGGTATTAGACTTATCATCTTTTCTTTCTACTAAATGTCTCATGTGTCTAGGCGACCAATCCTTACCTGTCTTTTTCTTATGCTCTCGTCTTATCTTGTTAGCTTCAGGTGTTCTCACCTCAGTCATGGATTTAACAGATATCGTATGGTCTTTATTTAAAGATGGTGTAAGAGTTCCAACCTTACCATCCTCTCTAGGCACTAACTCTTTTGCTCTGAAAGGTGTATGATCTTTTCCTGTTTCCTTTCTAATTCTTTTTCTTTCTTCTTTAGCTTCTTTTGTTCTGACTTCTCTATAAGATGTAACAGCAACTTTAGGTTCTCTATGACCACCACCCATTGTTGTAAGTGTAGGTGACTTACCATTCTCTGAGTATACTCGCTTAATAATATCGTAACCTTTTAAATCTGCGGCAACCCCAACTTGTTTAGGTGTATCGTAAGTAGGGATCATCGTTCTCTGTTTCTTTTCAATACTATTCCAAGCTACAGCACCTTGATAGGTAGCAGTTAAAGCATAAGACTTACCATCCTTTGTTGTCATCTTATCAAACTCTTTATCAAAAACTAATTGTCTTCTTGATTTCTCAAAATAGTTCTTTGGGTTGCCACCTTTATAGTAGTTAGCGTCAATACAATAACTCTTATCTCTATCAGCTACAAAGCTATCTTCCAACACATCTCTTAATACAATACCAAGATCTTCAGGTTGCTCTATGTTGGGTATGTTAGTCCAATATAATCTCTGTCTATTCTGTGCTGAAACAAGTGCAGAGTTAATGAGAATAGGTTCGATACTAAATAACCCACCACTTGTATACTCAGGATAAACAGATGATATCTGTTCTGATATAACATCCTGAAACTCTTTCTTCATTCTTACATTCTCAAGTAAAAAGTATTTAGGTTTTACTTCCCTTAGTATTCTAATAAACTCAAAAAACAATGCAGATCGTGGATCATCAAATGCTAATTGTTTTCCTGCAAAAGAAAATCCCTGACAAGGACTGCCTGCTACAACTAAATCAATCTCAGGTAAGTCTTTACCTTTGATATCTTTAACATCACCAAGCTGTATTGTATCTGGGAAATTCTTTTGAGTAATCTTGATAGCATACTTATCTATCTCACTTGCATAGTATTTATCTACTGCTATGCCTGAGTTATATAAAGCCATCTGTGTGCCACTCATTCCATCGAAGAGACTAAGCACATTAACTTTCCTTTTGAACCTCATGTTTTTCCTCCATAAAATAGGTTAACTAAATTTCTGTTTCCACTCCATTGTTATCAGTATAATAAAAGTCTGCTGAAGATTCAAATAATATTTTTTTCTTCATATCTTCTGCAGATATTTTGTTCAATAAAGTTTCGGCTGCGCCACGAACAGATTCTAGTTTATTACTAAAATCAATATCGTCTTTATCAAATGTAAAAGTAACATCAAACCGAACTCTAACACTCTCTTCATGTCGTGGCTTAATTACTTCTATACCTGTTATGTTATCTATAACACCCATGTCATCACCTCCTTTCTAATTAATATCTTTATCTTCTGGTTTAGTTATCTCCAGGATATCTAACTTCTTAGTCCTATCTCGTGCTTCTTTGATAGCTTTACTATCATCCATGACTGTTTCCCAGAAGTCAGGAAACTCATTGAAAGTTAACTCACCTTTCAGCACATTGATAAGAGCAAAGAATCCCTCATCTTTTGTATGCGTCTTCCATATTGTTAGGCATAGGAATATAACATACGATGCAAAATCTATTGGATGAACATTCGTCAGCTTGTCTTCTTTCATTGTCACACTTAGCAACATGAGAGTAAACAACTGTCTGATGTTCTCTTTCTCTTCATCTGTTAGTTCATTTACTTGTGATATAATCATCATCTAGTCCTCCTTTAATTCTATCTCTATGTTCTTTACATTACGCATGGTCTTCTTAACTTCTATGTAAAGATCATACTCTTCCTGAGTAGATACCTCTATAATTATTGGCATCGTTCCTTTGGTAAGATCTCTTGTGTATTCTAAATCTTTCTTGGCCTCAGTCCTGTTCATTTGT